AGAGTTATCCGTTACAGATTATCCTGATAATGGTGGCACTTTGCTTGTTGGGATGGACTTCAATTTAGACCCAATGTCAGCCGTGATCTGCATTCGTAAAGGCGAGATGCTGTATGCCGTTGACGAGATTGTCATTTATGGGTCTAACACTGACGAGATGGTTGCGGAGATAAAAGACCGCTATCCGAATCGTCATATAATAGTTTATCCTGACCCTGCATCAAGACAGCGCAAGACAAGCGCAGGTGGTCGAACAGATTTGTCGATCTTACAGAACGCAGGTTTTTCGGTGAAAGCCAAGAAATCTCATGCTCTGGTTAGAGACAGAATTAACGCAGTAAATAGCCGTTTACTAAGTAGCAGTGGTGAACGGAATTTGTTTGTCAGTCCAAAATGTAAGCAGACTATTAAGAGTTTGGAACGGCAGACATATAAAGAAGGAACGAGCATACCGAATAAAGATGGGTTTGATCATATGAATGATGCCCTTGGCTACTTGGTAGAATACTTGTTCCCTGTTCGCACAGAATACGATACACCACAACCTACTAGGTGGACTTGATGACCGACAAAAGCATAGACACAACGCACCCTGAATATGACAGCAACAAGGCTCAATGGGAGTTTTATTTACGATCATACATGGGTGGGCAAAATTACATTGATGGGGCGTATCTAACGCGCTACATCAGCGAAGATAAAAATGATTACAGCAGGCGATTAGACCTGACCCCAATGGATAATCACTGTAAGAACATCGTCCACATATACAGCAGTTTCCTTTGGCGCGTACCTCCAACAAGAGCCTATAACTCACTGGCTAATAATGTTGCCCTTGAACCATTCTTAAAAGATGCTGACCTTGATGGCAGAAGTTTCAATGCGTTTATGCGTGAGGCTCAGATATGGGCAAGCGTCTATGGTCACGTATGGCTGATGATGGACAAGCCAAAAAGCACAGCAGGAACTAAAGCAGAAGAACTCGCGCAAGACATTCGTCCTTATGTGACGATGTTTACCCCTGAGAACGTATTTGATTGGGCATACGAGAGAACCCCTAGCGGACGTTTTAAGCTGACTTATTTAAAGGTAAGGGAATCTATAGATAGAGTCTCAGACACCGTTACAGAGGTTTACTACCGCATCTGGCGTGAAGATACTGTTGAGTTGTGGCACAGCACAGGTGACGAAGAGACAAGAATCGAAGTTGAAGATAATGTGCTTGGTCGCATCCCTGCTGTTTTCCTACCTGCACAGCGTTCAGTTGTACGCGGAATAGGGATTAGCGATATAAGCGATGCCGCCTATATGCAGAAAGCGATCTACCAAGAGTTAAGTGAGATTGAACAGCTTATAAGAATAAGCAATCACCCGACACTGGTGAAGTCCTTTCAGACAGATGCTAGTGCAGGAGCAGGTGCTATTATTAATATGCCTGATGATATGGATCAAGGGCTTAAACCTTATCAGATGCAACCAAGCGGTCAGAACCTAGATGCTGTACGCAATTCGATAGATGATAAAGTGCAGTCTATTAATCGCATGGCTCATATGGGTGCAGTTCGTGGCACTCAGGCAATGACGCAATCAGGCGTGGCGATGCAAACAGAATTCCAGATGCTTAATGCAAAGCTATCGGAAAAGGCTGACCTATTGGAGTTAGCAGAAGAACAACTATTTGTGCTGTTTTGTGATTGGCAGGATATTGCCCCTGATGTAGAGATATTCTATCCAGATGCGTTTGACTTAAGGGATTACGATAAGGAATTAATGTTCCTACAGCAGATGCGTTCTACTGGCGTTAAATCAGCCACCCTATCTATGGAGATAGACAAGAAGATCAGTGACCTAATATTAGACGATGAAGTGTTAGCTAAGGCTCACGCTGAGATTGAGGAAAGCGCAAGCATATTGGGTGACTTCTCTGATAAGACGCAGATTTATAGCTACCACATTGACGCAGGAGTTGTCAGTAAGAACGAGGTAAGGGAGAAGATTGGCCTTGATGAAGTTGAAGGTGGCGATGAATTAATGGCTCCAAAAGACGATGACAATGGTAGTGACATAGGACAGTTCTAATGGCCGCAGACATTGATCAGTTGCGTGAACTGATTAGGCTTGCTGAAACACATCAGGCTAAGTTAGCAAACGCGTTAGTTAAGCTAGAGAATCGCATAGCTGACATCATGGCTACTGCACCGCTAAGAGATGGCGAGTTGTTTGATCTAGAGTGGGCTGTACAGGCTAGGGTTGTTCTACGTGAGGCTATAGAGCAAGAATACCTAACGGTTGTTGATGGCTTAGTGCGACAGTATAACGATGTGGCGGCTAAGGCTATTGCCATGCTAGGGCAGTACGGTGACATTGCTAACCTAGATTCTAGTATTATTCAGCAGTTACAGAGTCTAACCTTTAAAGGCTTTGAGGATTTAGGACAGCAGTACCTAGATGTCATTGCTAAAGAGGTTTACGAAAGCACCCTAACAGGAACACCATTTGCCGCAAGCGTAGCGACTATTAGAGCCACTGTAGGCAGTGATCTAGGGCGTTATGCTAGTCAGCAGTTGCATGATGCCTTAATGCAGTTTGACGCGGCTGTAAATACTAGAGTTGCATTAGAGTCAGGTGCTAAAGAGTTTAAGTATCAAGGGCCAGACGATGAGGTCACTAGAGACTTTTGTGAGAAGCACGTAGGCAAGACATATACTAAAGAAGAAATTGAAGAAATCTGGTCAGGTAGTTGGGCAGGTAAAATAGATGGTAATCCATTTATTGTGCGTGGTGGCTATAACTGCCGCCATAGATTTAGGGCTGTATTTTAAGGAGACAATCATGCCAAAAGGTAAAGGTAGGTACATACGGAAGCAAAGTAGGACGACCCAAAAAGAAGAAGAAACCCAAGAAATAATTAGTATGCTACAATGTTAATTCACCAAAATACTCTATATGAGGAGCGCGACATGAGCGAAGAAACCATGGAAACTAAAACTGACGATGATGTGGTAGACAATCAAAATCAGGCAAAGACTTTTACCCAAGATGAATTAGACCGAATCGTTGCTGATCGAGTTGCAAGAGAACAGCGCAAGTTTGACAAAAAGCTATCAGGCATTGATTTAGACGATGCTAAAGATATGATGGCTCAACGTGAAGCCGCAGAACTTGAGCGACAGAAAGAGCGCGGAGAGTTTGATTCAATCTTAAAGACTACCGTTGAAAAGAAAGACAGGGAGATTCAAGGTTATAAAAGCAAGCTACAGCAGACACTGGTAGACGGTGCTTTGTTAAATGCGGCAAGCCAGAATAACGCTGTATCACCAGAACAAGTTTCATCACTATTAAAAAGTAACACAAGACTCTCAGAAGATGGAGCAGTTGAAGTGCTAGACGCAAATGGAGTACCGCGTTACAATGATGGCGGTGATCTACTATCCGTCAATGAAATGGTGACGGAATTTTTAACAGTTAATCCTCACTTTGTCCGAGCCTCCCAAGGTGGTAACGGCAGTCAAGGTAACACTGGTGGCTCAACGCAGAAGCCTCAATCTGTGGCAGACATGGTTGCAAACTGGTCTGATGGTGGTAAAGAAGCATTTGCCGCTATGAAGAAAAAGCAATCAACCTAACCACACTTTTAATTTTTTGAGGATTTAATCATGGCTGTAACAACTAGTTCAACTTTAGACGATCTATTCGTCAACATCATCGCTCAGGCTCGCTTTACCGCAGAAGAGCAATCACTCATGCTTGGTCTTGTTACTCAGTACAACATTGGTAACGAAGCAGGCAAAACCATACAAGTGCCTAAGTACCCTGCCATCAGCGCGGCTGATTTGACAGAGGGAACGGATATGTCTAGCACTACTGTTAGCACTTCATCTGTTTCTGTAACTGTCGGTGAAGTAGGCGCACAGGTAATCTTGACTGACCTTGCTACTATGGGCGCAGGAAACCCTGCTGATGAGTTAGGTACTGTTCTTGGTAACGCTATCGCTACTAAGATTGATACTGACCTTATCGCTTTGTTTGATGGGTTTAGTTCATCATTCGGTACAGCAGGTTCAGAAACTTCTGTTGCTGATTTGTTCAAGGCCGCGGCTACTCTACGTGCTAACAAAGTTCGTGGTTCTATGGCCGCTGTTGTTCACCCATATCAGGCATACGCTATTAAAGCCAACCTGACTAACACATTCGCTAACCCGAATGGTGGTGACGCTCAGAACGAAGCTATGCGTAATGGCTACGTTGGAACTATCGCAGGTATTGACGTTTATGAATCAGCTAACGTTACTATCGATGGCAGTGGTGATTGTAAAGGTGCTGTATTTGCACCAGAAGCACTTGCTATTGCTATGAAGCGTGACTTCCAGATCGCTCCACAGCGTGATGAGAGCCTCCGCGCTTGGGAATTGAATGCAACTGCTGTCTACGGTGTAGGCGAGTTGGATGATTCCTACGGTGTTGAAGTTCTAGGTGACGCAACTCTGTAAGACTATATCGCCCCCTTTTCGGAGGGGGCTTTTTACATAGGTGAAGCATGGCATTTTCTAACGATTCAGATTTATTAAAATTAGTCCCAGATATTCTACAGTTAGGGATTGATTCTTTTTCGTCCGAGCATTCAAAAGCGCAAGCAGATATTGAGCGAGAATTGCGCATCAAATGGTGGGCTAAAAAAGGCATATCAGGTGAGATGGATAACAGTAAACTCACTGACTCTCAATTTACGCGTTGCGCATCTTATTTGGTGCTATGGCGTTATGCTCTACCGCAACTTACTAATTGGGTTGATGGTGACAGGTTTCAGGGCATGATAGAATTCTACCGCGCAAGATATGGTGAAGAGTTAGAGGCTATATTTGGCGATGGTGTAGAATATGATGATGATGGTGATGGCACTATCGACAACGATGAAAAGAATGCACTGAATGCTAATAGGCTCGATAGGTAATGAAGTTTGAAGTTAACGCTGATTTTCGGCAAGCATCTAGGTCTTTAAAAAAGAAAAATAAAGATTTAAAGTCAAGTGTCAAAAAAGCGTTATTAATTACAGCCTTAAAAGGAATTAACATCATTGAGGATAGAACTTCTAAGGGAAGAAGTTTTAAAGGAACATTTTTTAAGAAATATAGCGCAAGTTATGCCGCATATAGATTAAAAAAAGGAAGAAGCACAAAGCCAGACTTACAATTTACTGGTCAAATGATAGGGAGTATGTCAGCAATATCTACAAGTCGATATGCAGAGATTTATTTTACTAGAGCCGCAGAGTCCAAAAAGGCGGCAATGAATAATAAAAGCAGACCGTTTTTTGGGTTTAGTAGAAATGAACAAAAAACTCTAAGCAAAACTTTTGAAAGGTATTTAAAGTGAGCGTAAGAGAAGAAATAGCAGACAACATAGTTACTACCCTGCAAGGCATTACAGCCCCAGTAGCGGTAAAGTATGCCACTAGAGAGCCATTTGACTTTCAAAAGCTATCTAATGCTCAATACCCTGCTATTCTTGTTCGCAGTGCAGATGAGAGCAGAGAAGATGCCTCAATAGGCGGCTCAATAACCCAAAGGATGGGAACGATAAATTACGAATTAGTATGCTTTGTTAAAGGTTCTACCATTGACAGTGCAAGAAACAATATAATTGAAGCGATTGAAGAGGGGCTTGATGTTGATCGTAGCAGAGGCAATAAAGCCATTGATACGCAAGTTATCAACATTGAGATTGACGAAGGTTCTATTGACCCCATTGGTGGGGTCATTATTACGGTTCGCGTTGTATATCAGTATACTCGCGGCACAACTTAACTTAACTTAAAAGGTACATATCATGGCGACTAAAACAGGCGCATCTGGAGTAGTAAAAGTACAAGTCTCAGGCACGACTGTTGCCGTGGTAGGCGAGGTACGTTCTTTCACGTTTGACGGTTCAGCAGACACTATTGAAGATTCAGTAATGGGCGATTCTTCTAGAACTTACAAGCAAGGCTTAAAAACCAACACAGTTTCTATCGAATGTTATTGGGATGAGGCAGACGCACAGCAGTTAATTCTTGACGAACGTGCTGATGTAGATTTTGAAATCTATCCTACTGGCACTGGTTCAGGCGAGACTTTCTTTTCAGGCGGTGGCATTGTAACTTCTCGTTCTATCAGTGGAGCATTTGATGGAATGGTTGAAGCAAGTTTCACCATTCAGTGCAGTGGAGATGTAACCGAAGCACAAGTATAAGGGGATAAACCATGGGATTAGCAAAAGAGTTACGAAGCAGAAGAAAGTTATCAGCGCGAGAAGTATTAGTGCCTGAGTGGGGTGACGAATCTGGAGCATTTAAGTTATATTGCAGAAGCATTACGTGCTATGACTTAGATCAGTTACAGAAGAAGCACCCTAACTTTTTAAACAATATGACTATCAGTGCAATGGTAGATTTGATTTGCATGAAAGCAGAAGATGAGGGCGGCACTAAGCTGTTCGGGTCTGCGGAAGATAGGATAGATTTGATGGGCGAAGAAACAAGCGTCATATCAGAAATAGCCAATCAGATGTTTGCTGAGATAGAGTCTGCCGAGGAACACGAAAAAAACTGAGAAGCGATCACTCACGGATGACCATGTTATCTCTGGCTGATCGCCTTCACATGAGTATTGCTGAAGCGGAACAAACGCCCGTTAGTCATTTAAACGAATGGGTTGCATACCACAAAATAGTTGGCGAGAAAAATGATTAACCCTATTAAAATTGCTATTGCAGGTCTTGATGGAACGGAAGCAGTATTTGCGGCAGTACAAAAAAGGTTTAGGAAACTTACCGCAACTATTGATAAGGTTAAAAACCGATTTCCTTTATTAAGTGCATCATTTGCAAAAGTTGGTGGCTTTCTTAAAAGCGCAATATCTTCTATTGTCAAAAGCGCATTAGCGATGGGGGCGGCCTTTACGGTTGCCTTATCCGCTATCACTATCAAAACTATGTCCTCTATAGATGCATTAGGGAAGATGTCATCAAAGATAGGAACAACAGCAGGGTCTCTTGCTAAACTCCAATTTGCCGCAGAGCAGACAGGCGTATCTGCTGAAACTATGGGTATGGCAATGCAACGCTTTACTCGGAGGGCGGCAGAAGCGGCCAGAGGTACTGGTGAGGCTAAAGGTGCATTAAAAGAATTAAATCTAAGCGCGGCTGAGTTAATTAAGATGCCGTTAGAAGATCAAGTCCTTGCTCTTTCCAAATCTTTTGATAACGTAGAAACATCTGCTGACAAAGTTAGACTAGCTATGAAGCTGTTTGACTCGGAGGGTGTTGCCCTTGTAAACACGTTAGGCGCAGGTTCTGACGGCTTACAAGCAATGTTTAATGATGCTGAGGCATTGGGTCTAGTTTTATCTGAGGACGCAGTAGACGGTGTAGAAGCCGCTAATGACTCCATGAATCGTCTTAAGACGTTGTTTGTTGGATTTAGCCGACAAGCCGTTGCCGCGTTTGCTCCTGCAATAGACGAGATAGCAAAATCATTAACTGAACTTGGTTTAAAAGCCGCTGATGGCGATGTTCAGAATATTGGCGAAGTGATTGCAAAGTCTATTGTCGGTGCGCTTATTTCTGTTATTCAAGTAATAGAAAAGATGATGAATGCATTTGGACAAATGGCGCATAAGATTAAAGGAATATATAACAGTTTCTTTCCTGATGAAGAGATGAAAAAAGATCAAGAAAGATTAAATGAAATTGTTGGAATATTAGGTCAGCTTGAGCGCGGCAATGCAATCTCAGGAAAAGCCTTATTTGCTGATATTCCTGCACTTAAAGCAGAATTAGCGACTCTGCAAGAAAGTTTGTCTGGCGGTGAATTTGTTCCGTTTGATTTTAGTGTTTTGATCGAAAAGCTATTAGAAGTTCAAAACAAAGTAGGTGAAACTACAGAAAAAATTAAAACAGACTTCGATGATGTAGCTGAAACTATTGTCTATAGTTCTGGAAGATGGATTGATAATTTAATTGGCGAATTTTTGCTATTTAAAGATGCGGCAGGTGAGGCATTTGGCAGAATAAAAGATCAAGTTTTTGACTTTGATAGCGCAATGAATTCATTAGTCACTGGCTCTATTGATGCAATGGTTCAGGGTTTCTCTGACATGATGACAGGTGCTAAGAGTTTTGGTGACGCTATGAAGAGTATGGCAAAAACCGTCATCGACGCTTTGATGAAAATGTACATTAAATACATGATCGTTCAGCCTTTGTTTGACATGATGTTTCCTGACGCAAGAACAGGAGGCGATGGAGTATCAGGAAGAGCATTAGGTGGCCCAGTACAAGCAAATACTCCATATCTTGTAGGAGAACGTGGCCCAGAACTATTTATGCCTAACTCTGGCGGCAACATTATCCCTAATAACAAAATGGGTGGCGGTGGCAGTAGCGTTGTAGTACAGCAGACCATTAACGTAACTACAGGCGTACAGCAAACCGTACGTGCTGAGATCGTCCAGTTAATGCCTCAGATTGCCCAAGCCGCTAAAGGTGCTGTTGCAGACGCTAGGTTGCGCGGTGGTAACTTCTCCAAAGCAATGGGAGGCGCATAATGCCCTTATCTTTTCCTAATGTTGGCATTCAGAATATGTCAATGAGATTACGCAGGGTGGTTGCTGTTGCTGAATCGCCCTTCACTTTAGATACTCAGGTATATACTCATCAAGGCGCAAGATGGGAAGCAGAGGTATCACTACCTCCATTAAGTCATGCAGAGGCACGATCAGTTGAAGCATTTATTGTTGGCCTTATCGGAAGGGAAGGCACTTTTACTTTTGGCAATCCTTTACATACAAGCACTCTATCGGATAACACTGTTAGTAGTGCCGCTATAAGGGCAGAGTCATTTACACTAGGCTCAGGCACAGCCGCAGTAGCCGCAGGAACGTACTTTGAGTTAAATGATTACCTTTACCTAGTTACGCAAGATAAGGCGGCAGGAGCGACTACATTAAACTTTCAGCCACCACTAAGAGGTGCAGTCACTTCTTCTTTAACTGTTAAATACAACTTGCCTAAAAGTCTGTGGCGTATGACCTCTAACGATATTGGATGGTCTATTAACGAGGCTAGTATTTATGGCTTTACCTTTGCTTGTGTGGAGGCATTATGAGTAGAACACTCACCACCTCAATGCGTGATGCGCTTGTCGCTGATACGGTTAGACCTATCTACCTTGTACGCATGGAATTTGACTCAAGTGAAAGCCCTGCCGAATTAAACCTATGGTCTGGTGTTGGTGATCTCTCTTATGGTGGTGAGACTTATCTTGGTGTTGGCGATTTATTAGGCATTAGTGAAATTAAAGAAAGTGCCGATATCTCAGCAACAGGAATGAACATTACTCTTACAGGTGTTAAATCATCTTTAGTTGCTGTAGCAAAAGATCACGAATATCAAGGCAGACCATTAACGGTTCGGCTTGGTGCATTTAATTCATCAGGTTCTCTAGTTGCTGACCCTGTTATTATCTTTTCTGGCTTTATGGATACCATGACTATTTCCGAAGCAGGGGAATACTCAACTATATCTATTTCAGTCGAAAATAAACTCATTGCTTTTGAGCGATCAAAAGTCAGACGCTACACAGCAGAAGATCAGAAGATTGAACATCCTACAGACAAAGGCTTTGAGTTTGTAACAGCTATTGTGCAAAAAGAAATAATATGGGGTAGACCAACAGGCGCGGCAGGTGGTGCAGGAACCGATGACGGTGGCACTGTTCCGTTGTATCATCACTAATGGATATTGCTCACGAATGTCTTGCTAATGTTAAGGAGGATATTAAACCTTTGCTAGAAAAGCACTGGGAATTAGTTGCCCTTAATCAAGGCACAATTAAACTTAACCCCGATTGGGAAAAGTATGCAGAGTTAGATGCGGCAGGAATACTAAGAATATTCACAGCAAGAGATCAAGGCGAATTAGTTGGCTATTGTGTGTTGGTTGTATCACAAAGCCTACATTACAAAGATCATGTATTTGCAAATAATGATGTTGTTTTTGTCCTTCCTGATTCAAGAGCAGGGGCAACTGGTTACAAATTAATTAAATATGCAGAAAATCACTGTCGTGAAAATGGCATCTCTCTTTTGAACATAAATACCAAGGTTCATATTCCATTTGATGATTTAATGATTGGAATGAGCTTCGATTTGATAGAGCGAATTTACTCTAAATGCTTTAAGGATTAAGAAATGGCAGTTACATTAATTGCAGGATTAGCATCAGTTGGATCAGCAATGGCGGCGGCAGGAGCTTTTGCTATTGGTTGGGGTGCGGCTTTTACTGCATTTGCTATTGGCGCAGGTTTATCTCTTGTATCTCGCGCATTAATGCCAAAGCCTGATCTTGGCGCTCAGATGGGTGGTCAGTCTGTAATGACCAGAGAGGCGGCTCATTCTCGCAAGATTATCTATGGTCGTGCGCGTATTGGCGGTAATGTTGTCTACTTAGAATCAACTGGCGACGATAACAAATACCTCTGGTTAGTAACCGCGATTGCAGGGCATGAAATAGATGCCTATGAAGAAGTCTGGTTTAACGATGAAAAGATTTGGGACGGTGGCTCATATGTTGGTAACTGGGGGTCGTATGTATCAATTAGCTTTAAAGATGGGTCGCAAACAACAGCAGATTCAGGTTTAGTTGCCGCATCTACAAAGTGGACATCTGACCATAAGTTACTAGATACAGCTTATATTGTGGTCAAGCTAACCTATGACCAAGAGCAATTTGCTCAAGGCTTGCCAAACATATCTACTGTCATACGTGGTAAAAAAGTATATGACGCACAAAAAGACAGTACAAGCGCATATTATGAGTCCAGTTTAGGGGTTAGTACTCAAAGAGAAAGCGATGCTTCAACATGGCAGTGGAGCCAAAATCCTGCGCTTTGCGTTAGAGATTATTTAACAGATACTAAATACGGATTAGGGGAGTCTGTTAGTAATATACTTGCATCATCAATAGATACTGCAACAGATGTTTGTAATGAAGCTGTCGATCTAGCGGCAGGTGGAACTCAGCCGCGGTACACGATGGATGGAGTGGTTGATACTGCTAACTCTATTAAAGCAAACATAGAAAACATGGTAGGCTCTATGATTGGCCGCTTGGTTTATTCTGGTGGTAAGCTTGAGATTCATGCAGGTGAGTACGTTGCTCCTACAGTAACGATTGATGAGTCAATGATGATCGGTGAGATCAGCGTTCAGACTAAGCAGTCAAGACGTAGTGCATATAATGGCGTGAAGGGCGTATTTTTAAGCGAAGAAGATAACTATATCCTTGCTGATTACCCTGCACAAATATCCTCTACCTATGCCGCTCAAGATGGCGACCCAATTTATTTGGATATGCCTCTGCCATATACTATAAATAATGTACGCGCTCAGAGGATCGCACAACTCGCTCTAAGGCGATCTAGGCAACAGGAATCTATTACTATTCCCTGTAACTTAAACGCGCTTAAATTCAAAATAGGGGACAATATAAGCGTTACAAACACACGCCTTGGATATTCCGCTAAGGTGTTTGAGGTTGTTGGCTATTCGATGGGCTTTAGTTCTGATCAAATGGTTGTCAACGTCGATGCTATTGAAACTGCTTCTTCTATTTGGTCTTGGGATGAAGATGAAGAAGTATTCTTAGGTGCAGGTGAAGTTGATATTTATGACGGAACAAGCACTACTGCTCCTGCAAGTATTACTGTAACAGCGGATACCTTTATATCATCGGATGGTACATCTAGTGCTTCTTTTGACGTTAGTTGGCCTGACTCTGTTGATGCGTTTGTAGATCATTATGTCGTAGAGTGGAAAGTATCTACGGATAGTTCTTATTTTTCTCAGGCTACAAAAACTGCGCCATTACAGATTGTTGGTTTAGACCCTAACAAAACTTATGACGTAAGACTTAAAGCAGTAAATGGGTTAGCAGTATCCAGTAGCTATGTAAGCGCGCAAGCAGTTCCTGCCGCTGACACCACTGCTCCTGATGTCCCAACTTCTGTATCAGCAGTAGGTGAATACAGACAGATTACAATATCTTGGACTAACCCAACGCAAAAAGATTTAAAGTTAGTTGAGGTATTTAGGTCTGATACTGAAACAGGCGTATATCTTTACGTAGGTAATGGCGACAGTTCATTTATCGACACTGATTTAGAAACGCCTAAAACGTATTATTATAAAGTTAGGTCAGTAGATTTTACTTTTAATAAATCAAACTACGCGGCTATAGTTAGCGCAACATCTCGCAACGTAACCATTACTGCGCCTGATAATTCTGATGTGGTTATTTATGACGGTGAATCTGGCATTCCCCCATCTGTAACAAATGCTGTAGCTACAACTAGTTCAGACAGTAATACATTCTATTTAAAGCAAGATTACAAAGAGCATTTAGAACTTCATGTATCTTACCCAGTAGGTGCTTTAACTTCTGGCACTGTATCAGGTGAGACAAATGCTATTAATGCAGTTATGTCGCAGTTTAAGTTTCAGATTTATTATGCGCCTACTAGCAACCCAACTAGTTTCACACAGTTTGGTTCTGATCTTATCTCACAGCGTAAAACCACGACAGGCCAGTTGATCAGTAATTACCTTGTTAAAACGACTGATCTTGGTAGTGGTAATTATAAAGCTGAGTTGCAAACTAAAACGCAAGTAAGAACAGCCTATCCAACCCTAAGTGGATACCAGTTGGGAATTATAGATGATGATTATAATCTAACAGAAATCATAACCGTCTATGATTTTCCGTCTGGTGAATATGTATTTAAAGTTGTTGTCACTGTTACTGATGGCAGTTATTCACCTTATCCTGCAACTGGTAGCCCATCATCTAGTTTGGCAAGAACTGTTAAAGCAGTCGGATATCAGCAGGTACAAAAAAGCGGTTATTCCTACGCCTTTGAGCCTTATTACCAACCAACCACTATTTTTAGAGATCGTGATAGTGATGAAGTCGTTAGATTATCTGACGGTGCTGATACGTTAGAACTTGCGGCTATCAATGCTCAAGGCAAGCCAAGATTATTAATGATTGGCCCAAACACAACAAACCCTTCATCTGGAGTTAGTTGGGGTGCATCCATAAATTTTGTTACTAGCTTTGACAGTTATACGAACGGAGGAACTGGTGACTATCAAATAGGAATTGATAAATCTGGCACTGGGTTATATTTAGGGTCAGGAGGTTACAGGCCGCAAGATAGTGGTGGCTCTGAGTTAAAAATAACAAATGGACGAGTTGACATAACTAGTCGGCTTGATTTGAGTGACAATTTACACTTTGGCACTAGAGGTCAAATGAGTGTAATTAGCAATGACCTGTGTGTGTTTTCAACTACCTCAGACCACTCAGGTCTAAGGTTTGCTAACGGTGCAATACATCCTACTGACCACACAGGCGCACAAAGTGACCTTGCACGGATAGATTTAGGGTCAGGCTCTTATCGCTTTAATGATATATATGCTCGAAACTCAACTATTCTTACTTCTGACCGAAACGAAAAACAAGACATAGAAGAACTCTCTGAAGCCGAAGAACGTGTAGCAGTTGCGGTCAAAGGATTGCTACGTAAGTTTAAGTGGAAAGATGCAGTCGCAGAAAAAGGTGATGACGCAAGAATTCACTTTGGAATCATTGCTCAAGACCTACAGGCGGCCTTTGTTGCTGAAGGGTTGGACGCAGGAGACTACGGAGTGTTTATTAGCAATACTTGGACTGATCAAGACGGTGAGGAACAAACAAGAATGGGTGTTCGATACAGTGAACTCCTAGCATTTATAATTTCAGCAACTTAATTAATAGATTTATCACATAGGTAGTATAATATTGCGTAAAGACGCAGAGGTTTAAAATGACATATCAATTAGTAAAAGATGATACTGCTCCGCAGATACAGGCTAACCTTACAAGGCAAGACACTGGTTCAGCCATTGATTGTTCTGGCGGCACAATAAGATTATATTTTAGAGCCAAGGGCGGCTCAAGTATTTTGTTTACGCTAACAGCCGCAGATGTTGGGCAAAATTTACAAGACGGAATTGCTGTTTTTTCATTTTCATCAGGCAACCTTGATCTTGACGAAGGTTATTATGAAGGCGAAATAGAGATTACTTACGCCAACGGCAATGTTGAAACTATTTA